TATCAGCGAAGTGCGATTTTATAAGCGCGATAAGCAGCGCGATAGACTTTGCAATCGACACGAAAATATCAATTATTTTTTTTATTAAGTTTTTTGTTTTTTCAGATAATTTTCTCATATTGACAAAGAAATTTATCGCGCAAATCGCGCGAAAGCCGATAAGGGAACGATGACAGGTCATCGTTCCGCACTCGGAAGCGTGGAGGTAATACCCACGCTGTCAAGGAGAGGCATTTATCTCCCGTTAGGCATAAAAGCCTCTTTTTCCTTGACATTCGTTACTTATGTTTCACATAAACAGTTTTAACGGACGGACGATTGTAAAGGTAAGCGAGTTTATCTTGCGCGATCTGATAGGAGAGATACGACTGAAAAGCCGTCAAAGCATTCTGACCTAACGTGCTACTCATTTTTGCATACGGAGCGGAAGCGGAAGCCTGCGCCGAATTTGCCGTTGCAGTTTGTCCAACACTGCCAGCAGGACTGCTTGCGCCTGCGTTATTATACGCAAGCGCCGGGTTAAGTCCTGCCGCTTTTAAGTCCGCAATACCCCTTTGATAGGCCGTATTTGACATACGTTCTTGAAAATCGCGATTTAACTGCGCTTGCTCTGCCGAAAACCTACGCGATTTTTCAGCCTCAAAAGCCGAAAATTGACGTGCAATTTCCGCCTGTTGCGCGTTAAAAGCCTGCTCAGCCTTACGCGCTTTAATAGCATGCGCCTGATTTATTCCTGTAGTTATAAGATTTCCAAGACCGCCAAGTGCGGCGCTACCTAACATAAAAGCAGTAAGCGACATAAAATCACCGCCTTAATGATGGTCAATAAGACCAGGCACCGAATAAACAGGCATAGGACGTATCATTTCATTTTCGGTATAAATATCGATTATGAACTGATTTGCAGTCGTAGACGGAACAGCAAGCGCGCGGTCAAGATATTCAGTCGTTTCAGATAAAAACTGACTGCCAAGAATAGGCGCATTTGCATACTTATCACCAAGGTGCCAAATATCCATAGGATTAGTCGCAGTAGATCTTAACTCACCAGATATTCGCGAAGGCTTATATCTATAATCTGCCCATGCCTCTTGATAACCAAAAACAGTATTAGAATAATCAGCAGTATCCGAATTATCATAAAATAATTCACTTTGATAAATCGGCTGCTCGCCAATATTCGCAAATACGGGATCATAAAAGTCAGTACGTTTCTTCCTTGTCCAAAACTTTTCAATACCTTGCTGATAAGTATGATGTTGACGAACGCAAAGAACACCAATAACAAATCCGTGCTCAACGAAACCTTTTGTAAACCCACTTCGACCATTAGACAACGAATACGCACCAACCTGACCAACAGTATTTTCACCCTCGCCAGGAGTGGTCTGTTCGACTTGCTCAATAGATATAGGCAAACGAGCACCACCAAGAAATTCAGGAACTTGCATACGACTATCGGGAGACGTTACACCAAAGTGCGACTGCAAATACTCACGATAACGCGTTCCACCGCGAGCGTCCTTTTCAAGCATTTTTTGAAGCTGGAACGCAAAACGTAAATCATTGACGTTTGCAACAGTCATATCAGAAGTTTGCGCAATCAAACTCATTGAAACAGGATTATCTGTTCCAGCACCAGAAAGAGTGGATGACATATGATATAAATTCCCTGTACTTGTAGCAGTATCAGCAGCCATGAATAACTGATTAGCAGTAACAGTCGCATTTGAAAAAAGTTTAGGCGTAAATTTCGTACTTCCATCACCATTAGTTACAGGCACATCACCAACAAGCGAAAACTTTACTGCCTCACCTTTCTGCGGAGCAGGTAAAGCAGACGTGAAATAATCGTGAAGCTTACACACAGGAGCAGGATATGCGTTAGCATAATTATTCGGTGTCCAATTATAATTAGCATTTCCAAAAGACTTATTTGTATGAACTAATTGAACAGGATCTTGATTATTCTGATCTCTAAAAAACTCATTCCAAATCAACGCATAAGCGTTAAAAGGTAAAATAGAGACTTTCGGCTCTTTTAAAGTATGCCCAATATATTGATTGATAGGCAATCCAAAATAATCAGCAATAGTTCCTTGTTTAACCTCACCAAATTGAAATGTAGGAACATTAACATCCTTTGCAGGTATCCAATGTCCTTGTTTATTTTCGCCCATAACTTCCGCCCACTTATTAAAAGATAAGCGATTAGGAACAAAGAAATAATAAACATCCAAAAACAAGTTATCCATAATAGGACGTATAAGCGCGGAAGAAATACGGCAAACTTCATTCATTTTAAGTTTAAACGTATCACCGGGCAAAACCTCAATAACGTCAAAAGGAATAAGTTTACCCATATTAAAAGAAGTTTTATGATGGTATCGCGCAGTAAACTTTGAACGCGAAATATTTATATTAGGAACAGTAGAAAAATTATTACTCATTTACCACACCCCCACACACAAAAAGAGGTTTTTCAAGTGCATCAATCGTCCCTTTGACACTATCAAAAGAGCCGATTTTATAAAGTTCACAATCAGTCGCTTCAATTCCTTGACTTGCAGACTGTTGCAAAATGAAATGAAAACGCCTTAAAGCGCAATCTTGATTGATTTCAACTTGCGGGTTAGAATACATACCCGCTTTTTTATCATAAATAGAATAAAGTTCGTAGACCATTTTTATACCTCCTTACAGTCTATAACCGCCGCGCATATTTCGCGCCGCAAGATTTTTACGAGAAACACGGCTTGCCGTACGTCTGAAATTACGCTTATTTGCTTTCTTCGACAATCTCTTTCTTCTCATTCTTTTTTTCCTCCACTTTTTCAACCGATTTTTCTTCAACTTTTTCAGTCAATGAATTATCAACAATTTCCTTAACTTCGGCAGCGGTTTTCTCAATCGCCGCGTAAATCTCGGATACGCTCATTGACAACGGCAAATTGTACTTTTCACGATACATTTCAGCGGTATCAATAAGACTTGCCATTTTTAAGAGGTCATTACCTCTTTCAGTTTCATCAAGGTCGACTATACCCTCAATAGGCACTTTGCCGTCCTGTACAGGCGGATAACCGCCGAATTTATCAAGAATAACGTCCAAAGCACAATCTTTATTACTTTGAATTTCCTCGAAAAGATCACGCTTGACAGGCTTCTCGACAAGACACTCGCGAATTCCGTCCCACTCATAATCAGTTACGAGATAGTCAAACGTTTGTTGATACACAGGCTTTTTTTGCTTCATAAGCAACCTCCAAAAAATAATATGTAAACAGTAGTACACGTATTAGCGGTTCGTATAGCCCTTACCAGTCTGTCACCTGACCATCACTCGACATCTTACTTTTCGGGACACAATGCCCTATTCCTCAGGTCCTCTACCAACATTGACTGTTTACAAACTTATTGTAACAGACCATCAAGACGGCTGTCAACTGAATATTGATAATTTTTTTCAAAATCGTCAATTTTTTGTATCCTACGCTCATATTCGCCGCGCAAATCATATCTATAAGCGTGTTTACGAACCTCTCTCAACTCGTCTTTAGTAATCAAACCAAGATCAATCGCCTTTTTATCATAATATCGCGGAACACTATATTTTTTTCCGCGGATATAAAAACCATCAACCTCATAATTAAGTGATTGAAGCGCAGCCAAACCTATATAATGGCTAAAACAATTATAAGGTTTTTGACACTTATCTTGAATACGATTAAATTTTTGAAGATACTTAGACGTATAAAGCGCAGTATCAAAAGTAATCTCGCCAACAGTGATAAAACCTTTGCCCCAAAGTTTTTCAACAGTTTTTGATTGATACAACGGACAATCACCTGACGTATAAAAATACGTTAAATCCTGTGGCTTCCAACCAAAAATTAAAGCGTGATAATGAGGACGTCCACCTTTCGAACCATACTCACCGCACATTATATACTTAATATGCGTTGGATATATAGACTTACGAAGCCTTTTCATAAATTTTTGGAAATCGTCCTTATGCAACTCTCCGTCAGTTTTGGAATACGTCAACGTTATAAAACAATTCTCTTTATGCGTGCGAGCCTCTAAAACGGCACGTACAGCCCAATTTATAGAGCGGTTGATACAACACTCGATACACTGTCCGCAACTCAATTCTATAACGCTTCCTGCCTGCACAGAGCCTGACGAGTGCCAATCGATAACAAACTTGTTGTCTTCAATTTCAAAATTTTTCCTAATAGGATTAAGACACATAATATCACCTCTTTTGTGTGTGGGGGTGTCAACTGGCAATAATAATCAAGTAATACTATTGCTATATATAACTATCCCGCGCACATATACGTGCGCGGGAGGTAATAAGGTTGCCGCACTATTGCTTACCAGCAAAGTGCGATTTTATAAGCGCGATAAGCAGCGCGATAGACTTTGCAATCGACACGAAAATATCGATTATTTTTTTTATTAAGTATTTCGTTTTTTCAGTTAATTTTCTCATATTGACAAAGTAATTAGTCGCGCTTATCGCGCGAGGGCTAAAAAGGCGCGAACACCAGTGCTACGCGCGCTACGCTTGCTAACTCCCTTCGCTTCGCTCGGTCGGTAGAACTGACACAGTGATAAATATAAGTGAGGTTTTTGCCTAAACTACGTGATACCGAGCGTGCGAACATCCGCGCTTCTATCTCGACTTTACGTAAACCGTCTTAACGGACGGACGATTGTAAAGATAAGCGAGTTTATCCTGCGCGAGTTGATACGAGAGATACGACTGAAACGCCGTTAAAGCGTTTTGTCCAAGCGTACTACTCATTTTCGCATACGGAGCGGAAGCGGAAGCCTGCGCCGAATTTGCCGTTGCAGTTTGCCCCACACTCCCCGCTGGACTACTTGCACCAGCATTATTATACGCAAGAGACGGGTTCAAACCTGCCGCCTTTAAGTCGGCAATTCCGCGTTGATATGCCGTATTACTCATACGCTCCTGAAACTCGCGGTTAAGCTGAGCCTGTTCAGCAGAAAACTTACGCGACTTTTCAGCCTCAAAAGCCGAAAATTGACGTGCTAATTCCGCTTGTTGCGCGTTAAAAGCCTGCTCAGCCTTACGAGCTTTAATAGCGTGCGCCTGATTTATTCCTGTCGTAATAAGATTGCCAAGACCACCAAGAGCAGCGCTACCTAACATAAAAGCAGTAAGCGACATAATAACACCTCTTAATGATGGTCAATAAGACCGGGCACAGAGTAAACAGGCATAGGACGTATCATTTCATTTTCGGTATAAATATCGATTATGAACTGATTTGCAGTCGTAGACGGAACAGCAAGAGCCCTATCAAGATATTCAGTAGTTTCAGACAAAAACTGATTGCCAAGAATAGGCGCATTAGCATAATTATCGCCCAAGTGCCAAATATCCATAGAATTAGTCGCAGTAGACCTTAACTCACCCGAAATACGCGACGGCTTATAACGATAATCAGCCCAAGCCTCCTGATACCCAAACACAGTGTTTTGATAATTGCCATTTTCAGCATTATCAAAATATAACTCACTTTGATAAATAGGCTGCTCACCTATGTTAGCAAAAACAGGATCATAGAAATCAGTACGTTTCTTCCTCGTCCAAAACTTTTCAATACCTTGCTGATAAGTATGATGTTGACGTACACACAAAACACCAATAACAAAGCCGTGCTCGACAAAACCTTTCGTAAAACCGCTTCGACCATTTGACAACGAATACGCACCAACCTGACCGACAGTATTCGCACCCTCACCAGGAGTAGTCTGCTCAACTTGCTCAATCGAAACAGGCAAACGAGCACCACCAAGAAATTCAGGGACTTGCATACGACTATCAGGCGACGTTACACCGAAATGAGATTGTAAATACTCACGATAACGCGTTCCACCGCGTGCGTCCTTTTCAAGCATTTTTTGGAGCTGGAAAGCAAAACGTAAATCATTAACGTTTGCAACAGTCATATCCGAAGTCTGAGCTTTCAACGAAAACTGAGGACTAAGATTACCATCACCCAAAGTAGTTCCAGAGGACGGAACCAACCCGACAACATTACCATTACCAACCAAATTACCAAACGCAAGAGCAGTATTACCAACAGGAACATTGCCATAATTTTTAAGAGTAAAAAGATTTTCACCGCCTCCATCAATAACAGGCGCATCACCAACAAGCGAAAATTTTACAGCTTCGCCTTTCTGCGGAGCAGGTAAAGCGGAAGTAAAATAATCGTGAAGCTTACAAACAGGAGCAGGATATGTTTGTGCATAACGATCCGGAGCCCAATTGAAACTTGCATTGCCTAACGTACGATTTGTAAAAGTTAACTGAACAGGATCTTGATTATTCTGATCTCTAAAATACTCATTCCAAATCAACGCATAAGCATTAAAAGGTAAAATAGAAACCTCGGGAAGGTTTGTAGTATGCCCTTGATAAACACCAAGAGGTAAACCGAAATAATCAGGAATAGTCCCTTGTCTCACTTCTGTAAACTTAAAGGTTGGAACTGTAGTTTCCTTAGCAGGTATCCAGTGACCTTTTTTATTTTCGCCCATAACTTCAGCCCATTTATCATAAGACAAACGATTAGGAACAAAGAAATAATAAAC